ATCCTGCGCCGCCGCGCCGCGCTGGCCAACTACCCGAGCCCCGGACACCTGGCGAAGCTGCTGGCGCCGGACACCATTCAGACGAAGATGATGACCGCGCTCGACCAGATCGCGATCGCCGCGGACTCCGGCTTTCAACGCCGATGGATCATCAGCACCCCGCCGCAAGAGGGCAAGACGATGCGGATGGGCACCGCGGTACCACTGTGGCTACTGATGCGGGACCCGACCCGGCGCATCGTCGTGGCCAGCTACGAGCAGGGCGTAGCGAGCCGGTCGACGCTGGCCGTCCGGCAGGCCATCGAATCCTACGGCGGCGGCTACAAGGGTGACCGGGCGAGCTCCGGCCAGGACGACCAGCTGGGCCTGATCCTGGACCCCGACCGTGCGCAGCAGACCAACTGGAACCTGATCGACGGGCCGGGTCGGCGCAACGGTGGCATGGTCGCGGTCGGCGTGGGCGGCGCACTCACCGGCCGTGCCGCGGATGTGCTGATCATCGACGACGCGGTGAAGAACGCGAAGGCGGCCGACTCGCCGCAGCAGCGTCAGGTGATGTGGGAGTGGTACCAGTCGGTGGCGCTGACCCGGCTGTCGCCCGGCGCGATCGTGGTGGTGATCGGGACCAGGTGGCACGAAGACGATCTTATCGGCCGCATCATCGCCCAGGACAAGGCGAGCCGGGCACCACTGTTCCGCAAGCTGGTCATCCCTGCCATTGCGAAGAGCAAGGACCCACTGGGCCGTAAAGCGGGCGAGTACCTGGTCAGCACCCGCGGCCGGACCGAAGAGGACTGGAAGGCGATCCGCCGTCAGGTCGGCGAGCGGTTCTGGTTCGCGCTGTACATGGGTGACCCCCATCCCCCGGCCGGGGGGATCTATCAGCTGGAGTGGCTGCGCAACTCGGCCCGCCCGATACACCCGGAGCTCTCGGTCACCGAGGTCTACGTGGACCCGGCCGACAACGAAGGTGACGGCGACGAAGCCGGCGTGATCACGATGGGTCGCGGCGCCGACGACAGCGAGATCTACGTGCTGGCCGACGACTCGACCCAGATGACCTCGGGCCGCTGGTTCCGGGTCGCCTTCCTGGCCGCCATCCGGCACGAAGCTACCGCGATCCGCTACGAGAAATCGCTATCCGGGCTGCGCCGGATCGGACGCAGGGCGTGGAAGGACTTACTGCGCGAGGCTCGCAAGCTGCACGAGCTGGACCCGTTCAAGTCGGTGCCCGGCCAGCGACCGAGCCTGCCCGATGAGGCCATCGTCTACGAAGCCGCTCGGGCGCTGGCCCGCGACGACGCCGAGCCGCTGGAGATCGTCGCCCTCGAGCGGGACCTCACCGAGCTATGGCCGCTGGTGCCGCGGGTGCTGGAGCTGCCGCCGACCGGCGTGCCGGTGCAGGCCTTCCCGGCGAAGGGCACCAAGACGTACCGGGCGAAGATGGCCGCGCCGATGGTCGAATGGGGCAAGGTCCACCTGGTCGGCGGGACCGAGCGATTTTCCGAGCTGGTGCACCAGCTGACCAGCTGGCAAGAGAGCCAGGACAGCCCCGACCGGATGGACACCTTCGTGCACGGCGTCACGAAGCTGGGCCAGTCCACCGACGCGACGATGGAGCCGCCCAGCGGAAACCTGCCGCCGCGGCCCAGCCAGCAGACGCCGCTACTCGAGCGCCAGGGAGTCACGCGTGGTACGAGCCGCGGCGGACGGTACTGGTGAGCGGGCCGCTGCGCCGCCAGGGCGAGACGCACGTGCCCGGTGCGCTCGGCATGGCCCGCGCCGGCCATCAGGTGCACCAGGTCAACATCACCGTGGAGTCGCTACCGGACGGCGGTATGCGGGTGACGACGCCGCAGGCCCGCGGCTGGGCGGCCACCGCGCGGAACCAGGAGCAGCTGGCGCACGCGGTGAGCATGGCCTTCACCGAGGTGTCGATCGCCAGCTACGCCCGCTGGAAGGGTGAGGTCTACGACCTGGATGAGCTGACCGACGTGGACCCCGGCGATCCGACGACAGCGCTGCCGACGACGCCGCGCCGGCGGAACCGGCTGATCCGCAGCGACGCCCAGCACCCGGGCGACTGGGCTCGAGTCCAGGACGGCCGGTGGCGCTCGCCGGCTGGCCGCTTCTACAAAGAGGACTCTCAGCTGGTCCAGCGGGTGATCGCCAAGCGTCGTGCGCTGGGGATTCCGGACAGTTGATGGACAGGTATTGTCACCCCCCAAATCGGGGGGTAACATCGGACCCATGAACCTGCCCAAGATTCCCGACGATCAGCCGACTCTTCGAGACATCGCCTACCGGTTCGGGACCGTCAGCGCCGATCTGGACGACCTCGCCGTCGATGGCTCGCGCCATTCCATCGCCGAGACCCTCGCCTACGCCGAGCTCGCCGTAGCCGACCTGCGCAAGATCGCCGAGGCCACGTCGTGACGTACCGAACGGACACCGACTGGCGCGCGGACATCGAGCGCATCGCCGAGGAAATCGAAGTCGCGATCGTTCAGATCCCTGTCAGCCCGATGGCCATGCTCGAGCAGGTGGCCGCCGACCTGCGCACGCTGATTGAGGACCCGTCGTGAGCGTCCAGACCTTCACCGTGATTCGGTGCGACGAGTCCGACTGTCACAACCAGTGGTACGTGGAGCCGGGCACGCGACCGCAAACCGCGCGCCGCTACATGCGGCAGGCCGGATGGAAGTCCCACCAGGACCCCGATGTTCCCGGTCCACTGACGGACCACTGTCCACTGCACAGTGGGGCAACGTCGTGACCGCCCCTGAGGGCATGTCTCGCCTGGAGATCCTGACCGAGGTCGAGGACATCCGCGTTGAGCTATCGAACGCGATGGATGGCGAGGATGATCGTCAGTTCGTCGCCGAGCGCGCCGAACGAAGGCTGTTCGAGCTCCAGCAGCGCGCGACCCCTGGGGCTCGGTGGATCCGATGACCGCCTTCGATGCTCTGTTCAGGGCCAACAACCTGCTCGAGGCGTTCGTGGATGACGAGGTCTGTTCGTTCGATCATCACGGCCAGTGCCAGACCCACACCAGCGTCGCCGAGGTCGACGGGAAGTGTGGCAATGCCGCCGCGCGTGAGTTCCTGGACGAGATGCGTCCGGGGTGGTCCGGGTGATCCAGACGACAATGATCTACAAGGGCACGTCCGTATGGTCGGGTGATGCGCCGCACCTGCGCATCGGCGATCCAATCAGGGTCGGCTCCACTCTTCTCTCCGTCACGAACGCCCGGCTGATCACGCACGACGGCGGCCGCCTTACTCAGGTGGTGCTGGTCGGATGATGGCCAAGGGACACTTCATCTCGGGAGTCGCCGCGGGCCTGCTCACGTCGCCGCTGGCGGTCGAACTGGCCCCGGTCGGTATCGGCGGTCCGGCGCGCGTGCTCGCGCTGGCAGGCGTCTGGTCGTTCGTCACCGGCGTCGGGGCGCTATGGCCGGACATCGATCACAAGCCTGCGCTGATCTCGAAGCTGCTGTGGATCACCGGCATCGGCTGGCTGATGCGCGTCGCCAGCAGGTTCACCTACCAGGCCACCCGCACCGAGCGAGACCGGCCGACCGGCTGTCACCGCACCTTGACGCACACGATCCCGTTCGTCGCGCTCACCGGCGCTGGCGTCGGCGCGCTGCTGCTGATCTCGCCGAGCACCGCACCGTGGGCCTGGTTCTTCGGCGTGGCCCTGGCGATCGGCACGCTGATGCACATCTTCGGCGACGCCCTCACCCTCACGGGTGTTCCTCTCTACTGGCCGTTACTCGATCACCACGGTCGTCGTTGGGGGACACGTGGAGTCCCGCGTTGGATGCGGTTCCGGGCTGGCGGCAAGTATGGCGAGCCCGCGGCCACGTTCGCCTTCACGGGGCTTGCCATGGCCGTCGGCGCCCTGGTCCTCGCCGCCGACGGTGCGCCCTGGTGGGTGCCCGTGATGGCGTTGCTGGAGGGCCGATGAGGTACCGCGTTCCGAACCACATCCGCAGGGTTCGAGCCGCACACTTCGGCAAGGCCCGCGACGACGACACCCTTCAGCTGATGAGCACGGCCCGCCGGTTCGCGCGCGCCGACCGCCGCGGCAACCCGATTCACTGCGAGTTCGCCGGAAAGCTGATGTACGAGTCCCAGGAGATCGCCCGCTCGACC